ACGGAATCGGAAGCGCTGCGACTCCTCGCGGATGTCATGGGCAGGGGTGGCACGGCCCGGACACCGCTCACGTTCGGGGAGGCCGCGGAACGGCATCTGGCCGCGCTTGACGGCGTTTTGAGCGCTTCAACGCTCCGCGGTTACCGTTTGACGCTTGACCGGCTCCAACGCGATTACAGGCGATTCTGCGCGGTCAGAATCAGCGCCATGACTTCCGAGGATGTCCAGCGCCTGCTCATGCATTACGGCAAGACTCACGCCCCGAAGACCGTCCGCAATGTCTACGGGTTTATATCGGCCGTTCTGAGGGCCTACGCGCCCGATATAACGCTCCGGGTGAACTTGCCCGCACAAATGCCCACGGAGCCATATATCCCCTCAGAAAGCGACATACGCGCCGTGTACGATGCTTTCCGCGGGACGCGGTACGAGATACCCTTCCGGCTCGCTCTCTGCGGCATGAGGCGGTCTGAAATCTGCGCGCTTACCCTCGCAGACCTGACCGATGACAACCGCATGCATATCTGCAAGGCAAAAATTCAGGATAAAGATGGCCGTTGGATAATCGCAGACCGCACAAAAACGCCTGAATCGACCAGATATGTCCGCATCCCGGATGACCTCGCCGACCTGATTCGGCGGCAAGGGTATGTCTACCGCGGCGGCCCCGGCACTATTGGGCAACAGCTCGCCATTGTGGAAGACCGCCTAGGCTTGCCGCGCTTCTCCCTCCATAAGCTCCGGCATTACTATGTCAGCTATGCACACGCCATCGGGATCCCGGACAGCTATACCATGCAGAACTGCGGATACCGTTCTGATACCGTCATGAAACGCGTCTACCGCCACGCGCTGGACGATAAGCGCGCAGAGATGGACAGGCGCGTCCTTGATGGCATTTCCGGGATGCTCTCTTAAATTTTGCCACGCGTGGCATATTTTCGTGTCAATCATGGCAAAATATTGTTAATTTCCGCGCAACATATTAACTGTCAAAACTCTATAATTATGACCATATAACCCTGTATTTCTACGGATTTACAGGGTTTTTCTTTGCCATTCCGCGCAAAGACCTGATCCCGATGCTGAAAACGGAAAACACCGCATAAATGCTATATCTTCCGTGCCGCGTGGCAAATTTCGTGGCATAAAAAAAGACCCCCGCGGTTATCCCGCGAGGGTTTTGCTTTATGTCGCACAGTAATACTTTCTCAGGTCCGGGCTGTCCGTGTCCCACTTCGGGATCCAGGCGCCATCCTCTCCGACCCAGTAGTACATCCACTTGCCGGGTACGTAGGGCATTTCGCTACGTACATAGCACGACGTGGCCATCAGGCCGGTCCGGGTGACGTAGTAATTCTTCCCGTCGTCCTCGACCCACTGGGCCGTGCAGAGCGCGCCGTCCCCGGCGAGGTAGTAGTAGCCCTCCTGGGCTTTGTACCAGCCGGTCACCATCCGCCCGGAGCCGTCGAAGACGTACCAGCGGCCGCCGTAGTGCAGCCACTCGTCCCGGCAGATTGATCCGCCGTCCTTGCGGAAGTGCCAGCCCTCCTCGTCCTCGTACCACGGCGTCCGCCAGTCGTGGGCCTCCACGACGGCACGATACGCCGCGTAGCAGCAGAACATGCTGCACCACTGGGCACAGGTGTACGTGGCGGGCTTGCCGACCGTGTCGCCGTACCACTTGCCGAACAGCGTGCAGTTGTTGTCGCCAACATTGGCCGTGAAGTCCTCCAGCTGGTCAGGCGTGGCTTTCTCCAGGTACCCGAGCCACTTCCGGGCCTGCAGGACCAGCTGCTCCGCCGTGCAGGTGTCCTCCCCGAAGCGGGGATACCCGAAGCCGTTGATCCGGTTCTTCCCGCCGATCTGTTCCGGCAGGACCTCGTAGGTGTGCTCGATGGTCTTCCCGCCGTCGCGCCACGCAGTCGCATTTTCCCCGGCACCGGAGTTGCCCTCAATGGTCGTGATCCTGTACACCCGGTTGGACTGGTTAGCGCTGGTCACGATCCCGACGTGCGAGACCCGTCCGAGGCTGGACGAGTAGAAGTAGATGAAGCTCCCGACGCTGGGCGTCTTGCCGTAGCGCCCGGCCTTGCGCCACTGGGCGACGCCGTCCGGGGTGTACGCAGTCGGGCCGCCGCAGAGGAGCACACAGAGCCGCTCGTAATTGGTCACTGGTGCGCCTCCTCCGGATCCGCGACGATCATAGTCGCCTGATCGGCAAGGCCTTCGCCCACACAGTACGCGATCACGGACGCGCCGGACATGATCAGGGACGCGACCTGCGCGGCCTCGCTCTCGGAGTGCCCGCAGAAGATCAGGATCCCGGACACAAATCCCGCCAGTGCCATCCACAGCTTTCTGCTCGTCAGCTTTCTTCTCCAGTCAATCTTAATCATTCCTCGCTCCCTTCTTCCCGGTTTTCGGGCATCTTAAGCAGTTTTTGATACAGTTCTGTGGCGACATCATTGCCGCCGAGGTCATGATAAGAAGCGTACACCCGTTTTATGCTTTCCTTTGCGTAAATCGGGCAGAACCCCTTGTCACTGTAGCGATTGTAGCCGTTTACGATGCTTTCCCGCAGTAAGGCTTGCACCCCTGCGGCGATAGCTTCGTTCCGGTCATGCTCTTCCTGCAGTTGTGCCCTAAGCCCCCGGAAAGCCCATGACAAAAGCGCAAGGACGGCTGTGAAGAGCCATTCCGTCCAGTGCAATGAGATAAATGAGATAATTTCTTCCATGCCGCCCCCCCCCGACCTTTTCGGTCATAGAAAAGGGAGGCGGTTTCCCGCCTCCCCTGTTGATAGTTACATCCATTGCCTTTCTCACCCGCTCCGCAGAACGGAAGCTTTCACCGTCACCCGAAGGACTCGGAGGGCGTGTCGTACCTACTGCCCGTAAAGGGCTGTGTTACTGACGAATAGGCACACCCAAGCCCTCTGCCAACAGGTGTACCATATCCCGCACCATGCGATATTTACAGCCTCGCATCAGGGCTTTGGCTCGGCGGGATGTCCCTCACTTGCTGACGATTAAAATACTGATGTGGTACCCTGCATGATAGATGCCATTTGTTACACCCCCTTGCGCTTTGCGCGCTTAATGCATGATCATCTAAGGTTAATTGTCCTATCGCTTGCAGTATCATTCACACGCACCAGATACAGCTTTCCGTTTGCATAATCCAGCATCCCCATATCAAATTTCGTTGCAGATGCAGCATAGTCTGTCGCATCGGTTATGCAAATCACCGGTAAATTGTCATTTGCATAATAGATTTTGTCAAAGTGCGTGTGGCCTGTCAGGATACAATGCACTTTTCCTGCTTTTGCGCTGTAATCGTATGTTACACCACCGACAGCAATTGATGATCGGTTGTTATACGCCGTAATGATCGACACGATTTCCGTTGCCATCGGACGCTCATCCCGGCCAAAATCCGCCTCATCAGTCGCATGTGAAAAGATGTGCATAGCTACCACAATGTGCCGGTCGTCTGCATTGGCAAGCGCCTGTGCGAACCAGTTAAGCTGCTCCTGCTGGTAGTCAGTGATAGCAGTGTCCCAATCGATACCGGTGTCAAAGCAGTAGTACTTGGTCAATGGCGTATCAAACGCATAGTAACTTTTCTGCGTATTTTCGTCACGATACAAAATGTTATTGATAACACTTTGGTCAAGACGGCCGGTATTTGTATCGGATCCTTCCTGATCTATGCCTTGATAATTGGTATCATGGTTCCCAAGGAGATTGTGGAAGTTATAATGTCCAAAATATTTTTCGCACACGCCCTTGATCAACCGCAGCTTATAAACTGCAGCTGCTTTTGTGTCGCCAAAATTGAGCCAATCTCCTCCACATATCATTGCGTCAGGACAAATTTCATCGGCATAGCGTTTAACTTCGCTTATGCGCTCTGAAAAGATTGCAAGCAGCCTTGTATTCATGTTGCTCTGCTGATTCAGGATGTGCGGATCAGAGAAGAAGATGAAAGAATCTGACTCCCCCGTGTCCGCATAGTGCTGCGTAAATGTCTTTATTTTGTCCTGCGTCATCGGAATCTTTGACACAGACAGAATGTCGTTAAGGGAAGCATAGCTGTCATTGATTTCCCGGCTTACTACCAACCTGATCAGCACGTCTGCGGTTCCGCTTGAGTTGTCGAAAAATACTCCGATATAATTCAAGTCTTTTTCAGCGGTAACGCTTCCGTATGCATTTTTTCTGACAGAAAACTGGTACGCGCTTGATACTGTTCCGTCTGCATAAAACAGGAAAAACTGGATGATCGAATAATCAGTCGATACATCAAGCGACACAAAAAGCTCTTCGCCCTGTTTTGCCTTCACTTCTAACTGATCTGATGTGGAGGAGTGCGTTTTTCCCGATTTCACCCATATAGTTTTTTCTACAAAATCACCAAGTTCTTCCCGCTCAAGCGCCACCTGATATTTCAGAGGCATTACATAAGGCACATAACTCATTGCAGTGCTTCCGATGTTCGCCATCAGCGGGACATTCATAACGACATTTAATCCAATGTATCCAAGATCGACAACCGTTGACGGAAGCGTCATCGTGCGCTTGCTCTGATTGGAAAAGAGAGAATAGTAACTGACGTAATTCCCATCGGTGTCATAAAGCAGCAGTCTTGCATCGGCTCCTGAATAGCTTCCAAATGCACTTCCATCGCTCGTTGATACAGTAAATGTATCCCCCGCCTTTAAATCTACAGGATACTTTTTCCCGGTTTCAGTTCCGATCAGGTTGGGGGTATAGATTCCACCATTCTCCAGCACGTCCTGAAGGTTGGTGTGCTGTGTGCGAATTGCATCTCCCAGCGTTGGATATACCTTTCCGTCTGCTCCAATTCTCGCATTTTCAATCTCGGCTGCGGACGGTGCTGCTCCGGTCGGCGCGACAATCTGATCGATTTGCGTCTGAAGGTTTGCATCTTCTGCGGCTCTTGTCATTGACTCCGACCTGATTTCAGTCAGCATAGACGCCATAGCGCTTTTCCTTGCTGCTGCTTCGTCATCAATAGCTGCATCAAGAGATTCTTTTGTCCCTTTGATTTCTTCACGGATTGCCGCATCGGAAGAAATTCTTGCGTCTCTTTCTGCGGTAAAAGCAGAATCGACAGCCGCATCAATCCGCGCCTGATCCATCGCAGGGTAGGCCTGAACATACTGTAAAATCTGCTGATATACGGATATATCCGTGTCATAGGTCGGGCCGTTCGGAAATGTCCCCTCTTCGATTGCCAGCGCAAAATTTGCCGTGCCAACTGACGCGCCACTTCCATCCGTAAGTACCAACTCCGCAAGCGCATACCCCGGAAGCGCCGTCATGCTTTCCGTAACCGTGACCGTCAACACATTCCCACCAATGACGCACGGCGCGGTAAAACCGACACCGTCCTTCCGTACACCGTTCAGCGCCACCGCCACACCGGTGCCAGAAAAAGGTTCCGACCCGGAATACAGGTAAAACGTAAGTGTGTCACCCACATTTGCCTGTGACAGATGGACTACCACCTGTGCAGAGATTCCGGGAATTAAATTAAGGTTAGCCGCCTGATTTAATATTGCCATTTTGCTCCTTCTTTATTCGCCGCCATCGTCAAGGCTTTCGATTGCAGACCACAGCGCGGATATTTCCTGCCCGATGTTATATGCCCTGCCATCATACATGACATAAGCGCCACCGCTGTTGACCACAAGTTTATAATCATTTTCAGAGTTATACCCGGCCCAAAGATATAAACCACCTTGCTCTGGCGGCTCTCCGCTCATGCCGGTCTTTTCGTCCGACGACTCCAGTACCTGTCTGCCGTACGCGGTGTTGACCATAAAATCACCGATATACACGGCGTCAACTTCCTGTGTTCCTTCTTCTGTCTCGACAGTCGCCTTTCCGACATACAGGCCGCGTTCGCCGTTCCACTTTAGATCAATCGTCCCCAGCGTTACGGAAAACCCGTCCTTGTTCCAGTGTCCGATTTCGGTTCCGTTCGCGTCATTGATGATCAAATGGCCATAGGCATTATTGACGCCGCCCAAGCTGAGAGTGCCGTCATTTGTCCACGCCTGATAATATGGCCCCTGATACCCGGTCGAGGAAAATCCGATGCCGTTCATGTTGATGCGGAGGACGTTGACCGCTTCTGCAAGGTTTTCGTTGTCGAGGAACAGGATCTCGTTTGCCCAGCCTTCAGCATTGCGGTTGATGATTACATGACCGCGCCGCCCGGAGTTAAGCACTCCTGTCGCCCTGTCAACTGTCCGCGCTACATCTGCCGTTGTGGCAAGCGTTGTGATGGCCTCAAGTTGGTCTTCGATCGTCGTTGCCAGCGTTGACCGTCTGTCTCCAACTTCGATTGAGGCGTACCGCTCTTTAAGTACGTCGTATTTTATATCGATGACCTTTGACTTGACGTTTACGCCCAGCTTCTCAAACTGCACCGTCACGATGTCACACAAGTCGATATTCGCCGTGGCAAGCAATTCGCGATATTCGGTCGTGTCGGCAAGATTTATAAAGTCAAGCGACAGATTTACAACCGGCACCCCGATGCCGTTGCGGCGGATGTATGCCTGTGTAAGCGCACGGAGCGCATTGTCCGTTGGCGCGTTGTCGAACTGGTCGGAAAAATCCTTGACCAGCGTTCGCTGAAAAGGATAGTTTTTCGCTGTTTCGGCATGAACCACTTTTTCGGGGAGCGTTACCATCGTTTCCTCAGACGACCAGTACGGATAAATTCCCGTGTAAGTCGTCTCGATGCTCTGCTCCTGTTTGAGATCAATTAGGTTTTTTCCATACCGAATCGTATAGCCATTGTCCTGTCCGCGCGACTTGTGCAGGATGCAGTCATAATTGTTCCATTCCCATTCGCCGCCGTAGACGTCGAGGATACTTCCGCGCTGTCCACCCAGATACGCCCGGATGGATGTCGGGATCGGCACGGCGTAGCTCGAATTGCTGGTGAAATCTGCTGTAAGCGTGAAAGGACAGTCCTCCGCCGCGTTGTTTTTGAATCCACTCAGCGCATTTGTCAGATTCTGCGCGGAGAACGGTGAAACCGGGATAAAACTCAGCTGGTAGCTGATATGCTGTGCCAGTACCGTCACCGTGCCGCGCATCGGCTTCGTGATCTTGTAGATGCGGAAAGCCTGATTGCTCCGCCGCGCTGACGGCTTTGCGACGATGATGGCACTGTGGACGATGTCGGAGTAGTGCGCCCCATCCACGGGATACTCCATTTCCAGTTCAAACTCTCCGTTTCGCGCCTCATGCACGGTACAGCTGATAGCGTCGCTCAGCCGCCCGATGCCGTTGGTGGTGAAGTTGGTGGCCGTGGGTGCAAAAAGTATCGGAATCATTCACCCACCTCCTAGATAGTCCACCAGCGCGGCGTGATTTCTACCCGGCTCCACCCGCTGAAGCTGACGGCGTTCTCCCCCGGATCCAGCTCCGGGAAAGCACCGTTGACCAGCGTGGTCGTGCCGTTTCTGCTTGTCGCGCCCTCGTACACTTCCATCAGGTCGCAGTCGATGTC